GTCGCCGGTGAACTGGAGCTGAGTAATCAAGTACTCGTGGGGGTTCTGGGCCATTCTGCGGCGTTCATCAGTGTCCAAGAACACATAGTCAACGTACAAAGAGGCAGCGACCAAAGACTGGTTGTAGGCAATGGTGGCGGGGACGGGGCGGCCAACGGAGTATTGGTTGGCAGAGTTGAAGGCAGGGCCGGAGCTGCAGTTCAAGGTGGTAACGGCCCACAAGCACTCGTCAATGGGGCGGATATCAAGGTTGATCTTGACCTCGTGGTATTGAAGGGCAATCAAGGGGAGGGCAAGGCCGGGGTTGGTGCAAAACCAGAATTGGAGAGGCACGTACAATGTGGTCTCAGGAAGGGCGTTGCGGGGAGCACACACTTGGCGGGGGGCCAAGGAGTCGCAAGGGGACTCAACCTCAGAGAAAGAGGGATCGGTGATGAAGGTAAGTTGGGTGGTGTTACCAATCATCTTGAAGTATCCGCGTTGTTGCTCAGAGGTCATTGTGAGTTGGTTCCAGATGTGCATCCAGTCACCGTATTGACGGTCGATGCGTTGACCACCAATCTCAACTTCAACTTGGGCGATGAGCTGTTCACCGGGGAAATCTAACCAACGGGCATACACACCCTGGTTACCGGAGGTGCTGTAGTTTCCGAGACCCATAAGTTGGTTGATCTCAGGAAGAGTCACCTGAAGGTAGGTGCGGTATGCCAAATCTCCGTTTCTGGAGATCACGCATTGCACGCGACGACCGAAATCGGCCTGGCCATTGAATGTCTGTTCAATAGACTCGATGGCAAAGTTAGTATATCTGCGATAAGTAACTTTCCAGAAAGTGATCTGAGGATTACCAGTAAGGTAAACGTCTTGGGCGCCATAGGCGACGAGTTGCATTAATCCACCTCCCATTTTATATAGTTGCTAAAGAAAAAAATTTTTTGGATTTTAATTTAATTAAAATAGAATTAATTTAATTAAATTGGCTTTAAATTTTGCGGAAGGTTCCTGTTTTCCTAAGAAATAATTTTATTCAGGTCTAAATTGGTCTTCATAAATTTCATAAGATATGTGTCCTCAAGTATCTCCTTTTTATTTTCGTGACTCTTTGTAAATACATAGGACCCGTTTCGTTTCTTCACAGACCATCCCTGCTCTATAGAATTAAACACAAGAATCATTTTTTGAAATGTTATCACGTCAACCTTTACATTGTCATTTTCTAAATCTTTTAAGGATTCCAAGGAAACTTTCAGATCCATTTACTTAAATTATAGAAAACATTACTTGATTTTGAACTCTTTCTTTCACATGCACTGTCAATCTGTAAATATAGTTAAACCTATGGAGCGGTATAGTCCAGACCCATTTCATTAAAAAAGACAAAATCGTTTTTGTAAAAGTTATATACCTTGTTTTTTAGGTCTTCATTATAAAAATATTTTAAGTTGACGTTGAAATCATAGTAATCGGTCATTTCTAAATCAAATACATCATGCGTGATAGATTCGCTATAGTGTTTTCTTTCATGTCCTTCCCTTTTGGTTAATATTGTTTCGGGTAGTTTTATATTGTATAATTCTTCGATATATTTGTAATCGATCTTCTTAATATCGTAACATTTAATGCACTTAGATAGCATAATACTTTTTTTGAAATTTTCTGTTGTTTGGGGTGTAAAATGATGCTTTTCAACCATCTTCCAATCACCCTTAACGGTTTCTTCTACAAATTTAGAAAATGTAATAGTATTGTGTTTCCATAATCGTCTAAAGCCTCCGCCTAACTTATATTTATCTAAAAACCCCGATATAATTCTCTCGTATGGATTTCTACTAATTATTATCGTCGTATACTTTTCAACATCATCTGGTAGCTTATGGTAGTCTTTGCGACTATGAATAATATTATCTTCCTTGTTATTTTGTAAAAAATAGAAAATTCGTTTAATATGGCTGCATCCACATTTAGCAGACCACCCAAATAGTATTTTACGGTTATTATCAACAAGGAAATACATATTATACATGTGTAATATAATTATACGTGTTTTTATATGCAAAGAACGGGTGCATCTGCAAAGCCCTTGACATTTCCAGAGACATGACATTATTCCCCCCAACCTTGAACGGAGACGGTCCTCCGAATTAGGAATTAATACATAATAAATATATTCTCTTTATTATCAATTAAACAGTTTTATTTAAAATACTTAAGAGGGGGAATGCCGAATTTTAAGCCAAAGTCTATTAAAAAAATTAAATTTAATAAGAAAACGGCCGTTACTCTTGACACGAAGCATAAGGAGTTTTTGACAGAGTTTACAAATGACGAGACCGATGTTATACCAGAATTGAAGGCGGAGCGTCACGAATTAAAAACAAAACTATTGAATGAATATGACGAACTTACTCTGGAGGCCAGAATAGAACTCGAGGACAAGGTGGCCGAGATAACAACGCGAATAAGAGATATCAATGCAAAAAAGAAGGAATACTTTCTTGACAATTCCAAATTTATTTTTGAGTATTTTGAAAACAAAAAGGATATATCTGTTGGAAGTAAATATCAGACTGCGACAAATAAATCTAAACTGGTAAACACCTTTTTCAAAATTAAACAAGACCCTGAACTGGATACTTCATCACAAAAAGAAACAAGCAACATTGTTCAGAAATATTTGAGTAATATTGATGATAGCTTTCTTGATGTAAACACGTTTGTGTGCCAAACAGATGTATGCCAAGTATGCCACAAAGGCGAGCTAATACCACTGGAGGATGAGGGTATTTTAGTATGCAATAGTTGTTCCAGAAGTATTCCTTATTTAATTGAAAATGAAAAACCATCTTACAAAGAACCACCCAAGGAGGTCTGCTTTTACGCATACAAACGGATTAACCATTTCAAGGAAATATTGGCCCAGTTCCAGGGGAAGGAAACAACGCAAATTCCGCCAGATGTCATTGAAAATATCAAACTCCAGATCAAAAAAGAGAGAATAGAGATATCACAAATCACAAATGGGAAAACAAAGGAGGTGCTCAAAAAATTAGGATATAATAAGTACTATGAACATATACCATTTATTAAGGATAAATTAGGGATTAAACCGCCAATCATGTCTCAGGAATTAGAAGAAACGTTGTGCAATCTGTTTACCGATTTACAGGCCCCTTATTCCAAGTTTTGTCCGGATGATCGTGTGAACTTCCTGAATTATTATTATACCGCATATAAACTGTGCGAACTATTGGGAGAAGAAACATATTTGCCCTTTTTTCCAATGTTAAAAGACAAGGAAAAAAGAATAGAACAGGATGTTATTTGGAAAAAGATATGCGAAGAATTGGACTGGGAGTTCATTCATACAATATAACGTTGCGTAATTAATTCGCAGGTTTATAGGGGAACAATTGTAGCGCACGGGTGTTGTAAATTGAAAAGTTAGGGTCACCATTATTTGCGCCGACTCCATTACCAAAACACATCCCTCCACGCTGTTTGCGGCTACTTTGTCGCTTCATGGTCCGACGTCTACTGAGAGTTCTTCCGCGGCGTGCGCTCGCACTTTTTTTAGCATACCTCTTACGTGTCTGCATCTTCCTCGCCATAATATATTACGCTTAGATTAAATATATTATGCTATTATGATTATGTTATTATGTGACTACGATATTAAGTCAACTTAGAATCCTCCAGGGAACTTGACCAAGTTAGCACCAATACCAAAACCAGCACCAGAGCGGGCAGTAGCACCCATGCTGGGGATATATGTATCAAGGATGCTGAATGTAGCAGCGGCAGTCAAGGCAATCAAAATAACCTCCTCAATATTTAAGGAACGTTTAGGGATGGCATAGGCAGCAATTGCCACCATCAAACCTTCAACAAGATACTTAATGACTCTCTTAACAAGTTCGGCGACGTTAATCAAACTGTTCATTATAATAAATAAAAAGAAAAAAATATATATAATGCGATAAAAAACTTAAAATCAAATAAGTTAATTAACTAAATGGATCGTTCTAAAGGAAAGAATTCTGACAAGACTGGGTTTGAAAGAAAACAGGTTAACGGAAAACCAAACCCGAAGTATGTAGATTTGCTGGAGGAGGACAAGCCGATTGCCGGGCAAAAATTTGTGTGTGTTTCGTTTTGTTCCCCCGAAAAAGTTTTGAAGGATAAGGCCGTCTTCTTTTTCGAGGAGTTCCTAAAGAAATGGGAATTCAACAAGTCAATGGAAAAGTTTCTCCAGTTCCTTAACTTTGTTTCTTATAAATACAATCTTTCGTTTGACGATATTTCAAATGACTTTAAGGAATACGTTAAGGAGGAGAAGGAAACACTGGCCAAGGTTGGGATTGAAGACGAGTACAAGACCTTTATTGACAACAATGAGGAAGAGTTGCAGAAGCAATTTGATATTGCACACAGCTTCCAAACCAATACACGGGGGTTGAAGATTCGTGGGTCCTACCCAACTCAAGAAGAGGCAGAGTTGCGATGCAAGATGTTGCGAGAAATTGACCCCAATCACGATGTTTTTGTTGGACCGATTGGCATGTGGATGCCGTGGGATCCCGAGGCATATAAGACTGGACGTGTAGAATACATGGAGGAGGAACTCAACAAGCTAATGAGCGAAAAGAACAAGAATGAATCAAACGCCAAGGCCGCATTTGAGCAGCGCCTTAAGGAAACAAAACAGAAGGCAATTGAGGAGAATATCAAGTCCGCAGAAAAGTCAGGTAATACTTTGACTCAAACAATTGATGAACAGGGTAACTTGGTAGGTGTCAGTAATGCAAATACACAAGAGTTCGCGCTCAAGGAGAACGAGAACATCTCCACCGCCGACATTTGCATGGAATTGTTCGAGGGCGATAATATTGTGTCAGGTAAAACGGACAACGGTGCAAGTCAGTTAGTAAGCGGCCCATTTGCTAATAAAGATTCCATGGAAAAGGTAGATTAACACAATTTTTAATAATATCTACTTAAAATCAAATAAATAATATAACTATTATGAAGGTTTGTTATATTATTTCAACATGTGACAAGTATTTGGACAATCGAGTTAAATTTCAGATGGAGTCTTCGTTTTTAAAGGACGTCCCTCTTGGCGATATTTATTACTTAACATCTAAGCCGAATATCAAAGAGCGACAATTTGGATGGAACTGTGTCGACGACTTTGAAAGCATTACCTGGAAGTACATTCATTTTAT